GTTTAGTAACGTAGGCCGATCTAATGAACAAAAGAACAGTATTACACGCAGACAAAACTAATGCGCTTTACGCCCCGTTATTCGCTCGATACCCTAATCATCTTACGCTAGGTGATAGCGAGCATGGTTTCTTTAGCTGTACGCTTGCACAGTTAGACCCTAATGCGGAGTATGACAAAATGGACTTGTGCGACTCAGGCATGGAAGGCGCAATACTTTATGCCTATATTGTCGAGCAGCTAGAAGCGGGCTATACGGACGCGATAGAGTTCACAAAAGAGCAAGCGGCCACTATGATTGGGTTAAATCAGCCCGATACTTTGGAAAGCGACACTATAGAGGGTGAGGTTTTAGCAGTAGATTAATGCTAGACTAACCCATTAACTAATCCCTACGACAAGAAGGTACTTGTATGATAACGGCAGATTTTAACCACGAAGATTTTTCTAACACCTCCGAGGCAGATAAAAACTTGATGGTTAAGTTTTTTGTGAAGTCGGTGCAGAACGTAATGGAAAGCGGCAAACAAGGCCGTCCAGTGTTCCAAGAAAAAATCTACATTGAGATTCGTGTTGCGGGCAAACGCGACCCACAATCTTGTCACCCTGTCACCCACGCCGATAAGCAGCGTTTCCCTAAACATTGGAAAGCGTATACCGACCGCACAGCACCCCCAACGGAAGGCGCACCGCTGTCTGAATGGGCTATGATTAGTCGTTCGCAAGTGGACGAGCTGGCATTTTCAAACGTGAAAACTGTAGAGCAGCTTGCGTCTATCTCTGACACTAACCTTCAAAGCATCATGGGCGGTAATATCCTTCGTGAAAAAGCTATTAAGTGGTTAGCTACAGAGGACGTTGAAGTAGTAGAGCGCGAACGCGCTAAACTCGCCGCCGAAGTTGCCGAGCTACGCGCTATGGTGGCTAAGTTGACCGAAGCTGCACCTTCGGTAAGTGAAGAAGTCGAAGAAGAACCCGCTATTAAAGCGCCTAAGCGCCGCAAAGCGCGTAACGAAACAGTCTAAAGGTGTCGCATGGCAGGTAAAACGAACATAATTGCTTCGGAAATACTTAACAGAGTTGCCGCCGAGGTAGGCATTGCACCTGTCACTGCACCCTTAGAAAGCCAAGACCCTACATTCATAAAGCTCCGATACCTGCTGAATACCGCAGGCGAAGAGCTTATGCAGGCTTTCCCGTGGGAGCAGTTAATACGCTCTCACACGATTACTACCCAAGCAGGTGACACAGGTGTTTACGATCTGCCTGATGATTACGGCTACATAACTAACGATTCCGCATGGGATAACACCAACCATATCAGGTTAGGTGGCCCGCTTTCCGCGTCTGAGTGGACGTTCCTTAAAGGGCGTGACTTGGCCTCAAATACGCTATACACCAGTTTTCGTATCGCGCAGAACAACTTTAACGTCTACCCTATACCGCCTTCTGTCGGTTTGAACCTCAGTTTCGAGTACATCACTACAGGGTGGGTGCTTGATGAATCTACCGACCCTACCCGCCCCGTATATAAAGGCGAAGTGACACTGCCTAGCGACATACCGCTATTCGATAAGACCTTAATCACTCGGGCATTGAAGGTAAAATACCTTGAGGCAGGCGGGTTCGATACCACTAAAGCGCAAGACGACTACAACCAGATTTTTGACTTCCTGACCAGTAAAGACAAAGGTGCAGGGGTTCTTAATGTGGGGGGTTCACGCGGCGGTGTCCGATTACTAAACGCCTATAACACCCCAGATACAGGGTTCGGGATATGATAGGGCGTGGTATAGGTTCTGTGGGTTCTGCCCAACAGCAAGCCAGCCAAGTAGCCCGCTATCGTTCACCGTTAAGCGGTATTGACCTTCGCAAGTCGTTAGGTGATCTTGAAGACCCTAGCCACTGTATTTACACCTACAACCTAATGCCTTTTGAGCTTGGCTTAAAGGTTCGTGAAGGCTACCGCGAGTGGTCAGTAGGCGTGGACGCTGGGGGTAACTCAGGCATACACACTCTCATTCCTTTTGACTCAGCCCAAGAGAATAACGTAGGCGATAAACTTTTCGCTATCAATAACGAAGGTATTTGGGACGCTACAGACTATAACGTAGCACCAGTGCAGCTAGTGGTGTTCGCCAATCAAGACCCTGATGCGGGCTACGGCACATACACCCACTACGTCAACCAAGCCGAAGATGATGTGCTTTTCTACGCCGATAACCTTAACGGTTTGTACTCCTATGTTGGTGGTGTATGGACTAACACAGGCATACTAGACGGCATAAACGAAGTTGACGTTAAGTTCGTAATGTCACACAAAAACAACGTCTGGTTTGCCGTAAAGGACAGCACTGTCGGGTACTACCTACCGATACTATCGGGCACTGGCACAGTCACCGCGCAGTATTTTGGTGACAAATTCCAACACGGCGGTACGCTAGAAGGCTTGTTTAGCTGGACAGTAGACGGCGGTTCAGGTGTTGACGACATTCTAGTGGCGGTGAGTCATGCGGGTGACGTAATCATGTACACAGGTAGCGGCCCCGATGAAGATGATTGGGGCATGAAAGGCATCTGGTACATAGGCGAGATTCCTAACACACCTCGTTTTGGTACTGAACAGGGTGGGGAGCTGCTATTGCTATCCTCCTACGGCATAGTCAGTATGAACGACCTGCTTAAAGGAGTGGACACTAACGCGCTTCTAGCGGATATGGACGGTACAACGATCTCAGCCAAGATTGCCGCTGCTATTCGTAGCGACATGAAAGAGAAACGCGCTTTACGCGGGTGGAATGTGGCTATGGTTCCTACCGAGGGTGGATTGCTACTTGCCACCCCTACCTTGGGTTCAGATGCGCCTATACAGTATTACTACAACATAGCTACCCAAGGCTGGGGCATCTGGCGCGGTGTGCCGATGGAATGTTTCACCCAATACAAAGATAGCGTGTTCTTCGGCACAGCCGAGGGTAGCGTTATGCGTATGGACGTATCAGTAGACAACGCAGTAATAGCCCCTGTAAACCCTGCTTTCAATGGTGAGGACATAGAGTTTTCAGTGCTTACGTCTTACCGAGCTTTAGGGTCGGCGGGCGTGTATAAACGGGTTAAACTAATACGTCCTGATTTTCTTGCTACCGAAGCGCCATTGCACAGTTCTCAAGCGCGGTATGATTTTGACCTAGCCGAGGGCAATGATTTCCAGCTTACACCCACGGCGGGGACTATATCCGCGATATGGGACGCAGGGCGCTGGGACGAAAACGTATGGGGTTCGACTGAAAGCCGAACTTTCCCTACTATGGGTGGTAGCTGGGGTGCTGGACGGTACATAGCCGTAGCCACTAAAGGTAAAACCCGTTACCGCACAAGATTACTAGGTTGGGACGTTATTTACGACACAGGCGGGCCATTACTTTAAAGACTAGGAAACTACGACATGAATATTGAACTTAGAACTTTTGATGGCCCTAGTGATTGGGGCTGGTGTAATGAGCAAGTAGGTATCAAGCGGTGCGAAGACACCACTGGCATTATGGCAGTAGACTTAGATACCAACAGTACGGTGGGAGCGTGTATCATGGATAACTGGACAGGTAACAGTGTTCAGTGCCATTTGATGTTCACTACTCCTTTACTCCTACGGCATCAATTTTTAGAGTGCTGCTTTGATTTTATGTTCAATCACATGGGAGTGAACCGTATATACGGTCTAGTTCCAGCGAACAATTTAAAAGCGGTTAAACTTAATACACACATGGGCTTCACATTAAAAGCTAGATTAGAAGAAGCCTTTGAAGTCGGCGTAGATTACTTGCTGATGGAAATGAAACGTAACAACTGTAGCTATGTAGCGCAGACAGGAGGGTAGCCCCATCGGTAAGAAATCATCCAGACCAGCAGATGTTGTAGGCGCGGCAAAACAGGAAGGTGAGTTTTCTCGTGAGACAGCGCGGGACGCTACCTACGCTGACCGCCCCGACCAAAACACCGCGTTTGGCACTACACGTTGGCAGCAGCAAAAAGTGAAAGACCCCGCCACAGGTCAGTGGACAACTAAGTGGACGCAGAACCAAGCCCTTAGCCGCGATCAACAGAAGATTTTTGACTCCCAGACTCAACGCAACGCCGATTTAGCGTCTAT